GGCAAAAAGACGATATTATCCGGCCTTTATTTGGTTGGAAATCTAAGGAAACTCATTTAAGAAAGTTTAGGCAATGTTTTGTGTTTATCCCTCGTAAGAACGGTAAAACCAATTTGATGGTAGGGGTCGCTTTGTATATGCTGTTCTCTGATGGCGAGAAGGGAGCTGAGATTGTTTCGGCTGCTGCTGATAAAGAACAAGCTCGGCTATCCTTTTCAATCGCCAAGCAAATGGTTATACAAGAGCCTGAGCTTATAAAAAGAGGAAACACTTATCGAGATTCAATCACTTACGATAAAGTCGGTTCGTACTACAAAGTAATATCGGCTGATGCAGATACGAAGCACGGATTGAACTTGTCTTGTTGCTTATTAGATGAAATTCATTCACATAAAAACAGAGATTTATATGATGTACTTCTTACGTCTATGGGAGCTAGGAAAGAGCCACTTATGCTTGGGATTACGACAGCTGGTGCAGGACATCAAAAAGACCATATAAGCAAAGAGCTATACGATTACGCAAAGAAACTTATCGATGGTAGTATCGAGGACGATTCGTTCTTAGGAGTCGTGTATGAAGCTGATATAGATGATGATATATTTGACGAGGAGGTTTGGAAAAAAGCTAATCCTGGTTACGGAACTATTATCACCAAAGAGTATATGCACCAACAAGCTGTAAAGGCTAAAAACGAACCATCTTTTGAAAACACTTGGAGGCGTTTGCACCTTAATCAATGGGTAGCCAACGAAGCGAGGTGGATTAGTGATGAAAAATGGATGCAATGCGATGGAGAAGTAAACGAGCGATACTTAAAGGGAAAACCTTGTTTCGCAGGATTAGATTTAGCATCTACGAGGGATATTACTTCTTTAGCCTTAATGTTCCCTGATGACAACGGAGGTTACGATATTTTAAGTTACTCATTTATTCCTGAAGAGAACGCTCATAAACGCTCAGAAAGAGATAAGGTAAACTACTCAAAGTGGGCTAGAGAAGGTTTTGTCGAATTAACTCCAGGCGATGTTTGCGATTACAACTACATTAAGCAAAAGATTAGAGATTTATCTGAGATATACGACATTCGTATGATAGCTTATGATAGATGGAACGCTTCACAGATTGTAATTGACCTAACAGAAGAAGGTTGTCCGATGATACCTGTAGGTCAAGGGTACAAAACAATGAGTCCAGCTACAAAGGAATTTGAAACATTAATTCTAGGAGGAAATATTCGACACGGTGGAAATCCTGTGCTTAGATGGATGATGTCTAATATCGTATTAACTTTCGATAGTGCTGGTAACGTGAAGCCTGATAAAGGAAAGTCAAACGAAAAGATTGATGGTGTGGTAGCTTGTGTAATGGCTATCAGCGAGGCAATGCAAAATAAAAACGGAGGTAACTCAGCATATGATGGAAAGGAAATATTCTTTATCTAAAAATGAAATAATCGCACAAGAGCAAGGCACTATAAGAGATATATGTGCTAGTGTGTTATCGAACAATAAAGATTCGCACTTACTTGATGATTTAGTTCAAGACATTTCGTTAATACTCCTATCTCAAATGGAGGAAACTATACAATCTCTTCACGAAACAAATCAATTACGCTATTTCGTGGCTCGTGTGGTCACCAATCAAGTCTTATCTACATCTAGCCCCTTTCATAACACTTATCGTCTTAGAGAGCCTAAAAACCCCCTTATTTCAAGTGAATACGATTACAGAGCAGATGAGATTTGGTTAAAAGCTTTAAACCTCTCTAATGATATGGCTAAGAATATAGTCTATTTAAAGTACGAATATGGGTTAAAAATAAGGGAAATAGCTAAAATTAAGGGTGTTAGCACTAGGTATGTACACAAAGTCTTAGCTAAAACCTTAAAAGATTTAAAAGATAGTTTATAAAATAGGTTCACATAGTGGTAGTTTATACTATTTAATAATGTAATACTATTCACAAAATCATAGATTTGGGTATATTCGATTTTTTCAGCAAGAACAAAGACTCTAAGGAATTAGAGCAAAGAAGTGTTTACGGTAATACCATCATAGGTAATGCTTTCGGTAACTCTAGTGGTGAGGTCGTTACAAAAGACCAAGCTCTAAGAGTAGCTGCCGTATGGTCTTGTGTGAGGGTTCTATCGGAAACTATAGCTTCCCTTCCTATATCTCAATATGAGAAAGATTTTAATGGTAATAAAACTGTAAAGAAGGATAGTCCGTTAAACTTCTTAGTAGGAGAGCAACCTTCGCCTTTATTTAATTCATTTATGTTCTTTGAGCGTATGCTCGTAGACCTTAGTATGGAGGGTAATTTTTATGCCTATATAGAGAGAGATAATGGTGGTTTCCCTATAGGGCTTCATCCTATCGAATGTAATGATGTTGATATTTATACTTCACCGAAAGGAAGGGAAGTTTATTATGTAATAAACGAGAATGATTCTAATAACATCTACCCTTATGTGGGTCGAGTTAAAGGAATCGATATGCTTCACATCAAAGGTTTATCCTTCGATGGTATTCAAGGTAAAGCTCCTATTGAAGTAGCAGCAGAAACTTTAGGTATAGCAATCGCTTTAGATAAACACGCTGGTTCTTTCTTTAAGAACGGAGCAAACGTAGGAGGAATCCTTAAACACCCAGGAACGCTTAAACCTGAAACAGCTAAACGACTTAGAGAATCTTGGTCGAGTAATTACGCTGGTACTAATAACACAGGTAAGACAGCTATTCTTGAAGAAGGAATGGAGTTTCAAGCTCGTTCTATACCAAACAATCAAGCACAATTTATCGAATCTAGGGAATATCAAATATCTGACATTTGTCGTATATTCAGAGTTCCTAATCACCTCGTGAACGACTTATCTAACGCAACTTACTCAAACATAGAGGCACAGCAAATAGATTTCGTTGTTCACACTATAACACCTTGGATTAAGCGTATCGAGTCTGAATTGAACGCTAAACTAATCCCTTTTAAGAAAAGAGGTGTAGAGTACTTTAAGTTCAATCTTAACGCTATACTTAGAGGAGATTCTAAAGCTAGAGCAGATTATTACAGAACCTTAGTTAATATCGGAGTTATGTCACCTGATGAAGTTCGTTCATTAGAGGATTTAAACGCTATCGGTGGTGCTTCTGAATCTTACTATATGCAATCTAATATGATGCCGATAGATAGATTAGGTGAAGGTACATCTAGAGCTGATATTGATAATAAAAAACCTATCGAAGATGACAAAGATAAACAAGAATAATAAAGAAATTAGAGTTTACTCTACTGACTGCGAGGTTCGTATGGACGAAAGTTCAGATGAAATTAGAGTTAGTGGGTACGCTTCACTATTTGAGCACGAAAGCAGAGATTTAGGTTTTTACGAAACTATTTCTCGTGGAGCTTTTGATGGTCGCTTAGATGATAATGTAATCTTAACATACAACCACGATATGAACGCTATCTTAGATAGGAATCAAGGTGGTACTCTTAAATTAACAATAGATGAGAGAGGGTTAAGATACGATGGTACGTTACCAAATACTTCTACAGGTAAAGATGTCGCTGAACTTATGCGTAGAGGATTGCTTTATGAATCATCATTTGCTTTTACAGTAGACGAAGATGATTGGAGTAAAGAAGGTGATGTACATAAAAGAAGCATAACAAAAATCGGTAGATTATTTGATGTTTCTATAGTGGGTGTTGGTGCTTATGCTAACACAGATGTAGCTTTACGTTCACTAGACCAACTTAAACAAGTTGAGATAGACGAGTTAAAGGCTATTAGCGATAAAAGTGAAGAAACACTTAGAAAAATCAATTATTTGCAAAACGAATTAAAACTAAAAAGTAAATTTTAAAAGATGAAAAACTCTGTAGAATTACGTCAAGAACGTGCTGGTTTAATTACGGAATCTAATGTTATGTTAGAAGCTTGTAAAACCGAAGTCCGTGACTTTACCGAAACTGAACAAGTTTCATACGATGAGAAAATGAACCTTATCGATAAATTAAAAAAAGACATCGACACGGTTGAACGTCAAGAGTCTTTGAATGCTGAAATTGCATCAAAAACCCCTAAAGTAGAAGTTATGAAAGAAAACAATAAGTCATCTGAAGTAAGAGGCTATTCCCTATTTAAAGCTATATCAGGCTTAATGAACAACAGTTTAGATGGTCTTGAGAAAGAACTTCACGATGAAGCTGTAGAAGAAGCTAGAGCAGCTGGTCGTACAATCAACGGATTAGGTATTCCTTCTCGTTTATTGGAAAGCCGTACTGCTGTAAGTCAAGGAACTTCAGCTATTGCTCCAACAGTAGTAATGGGTTACCAAGATGCTTTAAGAGAAGCTTCTGTATTCAATCAAGTAGGTGCGAATATGCTTACAGGTCTTTCTGCTGATACTCGTTTACCAATTACAGGAAAACAATCTGTAGCTTGGGAAGGTGAAATTGATGCGGCTGCTGATGGTGGTGTTAACTTCGGTAAATTAGATTTAACTCCGTTAAGATTATCTTCTTACGTTGACATTTCTAAGCAACTTTTAATGCAAAACGGAATGGGAGCTCAACAAGCTATCGTTGCTGACTTAGGTCGTGCTGCTGGTGCAAAGATTGATGCTGCAATGTTCGCTGCTGCAGATGTAACTTCTGCTCCTGGAGCGATTGCAGGTACAACAGGTGTACTTACTATTACTGAAGCTGCTTATTCTCCTGATGCATCTATTTACGATGACTTTATGTCTGCTGAATCTGCTTTAGCTGTAGGTGAAGGTTTACAAGGAAACTTAGCTTATGTAGCTAATCCTGTTCTTATGAAGGATTTGAAGCGTTCTGCTCAAGTTGCTGCCGTAACTGCTGGAGTTCAAGGTAATTTAGTAAACGGTTACCCAACTTACTATTCTAACGGAGTTACTAAGGATACAGGTGTATCAGGTGATTTCTTATTCGGAGATTTCTCTAAGTTATTTATCGGAATGTTTGGTGGATTAGATATTACTGTAGACCCTTATACTAAGGCTATCAATGGTGAAGTTAGATTAATTGTAAACCAATACATCGATTGGGGAGTATCTCAACCAGGTGCATTCGTTAAAGCAACTTCTTTAACAGCGTAATAATCAAATAATATACGGAGGGGTTCTATAAAACGAGCCTCTCCTATTATTAATTACACCTACTCATAATTAACTCTATGTATCTGAATCCAAATACACATACTCAAGGTGATTTATCTTTAATAGATAACCCTGCTACTAAAGTAGTATCGGTTGATGATATTAAAGCTCACCTTCGTATAGATACATCCGATGAAAACGATTTATTGGGAGTATATATTGATGCAGCAACAGAAATGGCTGAACACTATTGTAATCGCCATTTTATTACACACGAATACAGATTGTATTTTAACGATGTAATAAGTTCAGCTTCATTAATTTACCCTGATTGTGTTTTAAAAAACAACGGAAGTCAAACTTGCGTTAATTGGATAGATGTAAATGGTGCGGCTCAAGGTAACAACGAAGCTTATATAGATTCTTATTCAAATCCATCATTAGTTTATTTAAGTAGTGATTTCTCAAGTCCTACATTAAAGGATAATTTAGCTAATGTGTTTTGGTACGAGTTTAAAACAGGGTTCGGTGATGCAGTAACAGATGTACCTGAAGCTATTAAACAAGCTATTAAATTAATAGTATCTGATATGTACTATTTCAGAGAAGATAGAAAACGAAGGTTTCCTATGGCATCTGAGATATTATTACAACCTTATAAATGTTACCACTAGATGGCAGCGTTCATAAGCAAGATATTTGCAGGGGAGTTTAATCAAAGGATTAACTTAAAGTCTTTAAATGCTACTCAAGACGCATTTGGAGGGATTTCATCGACTTACTCAACTCACACGACTGTGTGGGCTAATAAGAACGTAAAGTCGCTTAGAGACGTTAAGGAGAAGTTTGAAGGTAACGAGTTACAATCTTATTCTCGATTCGTCTATACTATTAGGTATTCTTCAGAAACGAAGGTGATACAATCTAATTGGATAATAGAGGAAGTTAGTACAGGAGAAACTTACGATATTTTAGGATATGTAATTGACCCTAGAAAAGAGTTTATAGAGATATTTGTAAACCAAGATTTACCAACAGAGTCACCAGTTTAATCTATTATGGCAAAGTCTAATAGAATAAGGGTAGAGGGATTAAATGGCGTTAGGAGAGCTTTAAGTAAGCTTGGTAACTCATCTAAACAATCTAGAACGCTTGTAAATAAAGCGTTAAGACCAGCAGCTGAGATAGCTAAGAAGGCTTTAAAGGCTAAATATAAGCACAGAATAAAAACAAAAACTCCTGGTGTTAGATATGACCCTAAATCTAAAACTAAGATACAAGGAAAATCTACAGCAGACTCTATAGGTTTAAAAACAGCCAAAAGGTCTAGATTTCCAAGTATATACGTAGGAGCTATATTAAAAAGAGTTAATACAACTTGGGTTAAAGATAAGACAAGTCGTAACCTAGCGGCAATGTTAATACAAGGTACGAAGGAGAGATTTCATAAGAGTGGAAAGTCAGTAGGTAGGGTAAGTCCTATGCACGATTTCCCAAAAGAAGTTTTCGAACAAAAAGGGTCACAAATATCAACTACAGCTCAAAGGGATGTAATGAAGATGTTAGACAAGATGATTAAACAAGCTGGATTTAAATAAGGTATGTTTCAAGCAATAGGAAAAGAGATTATAACGAAGCTAAACGCTTCAGCCAACTTTGTCGCTGCCAATGGTAGTAATAAGGTTTTTCCTGTGATTATACCACAAGGGGTCACTTACCCATCAACTACATTCGAGATAATGAATGTAAGTAATTTTTTAAGTAAAGGTAACTCATTAAACTCGTGCGATGTTTCAATTCGTATCGCTTGTTTTGCAGATAGTTACTTAACGACATACAATCAAGCTAAAGCAACTGTAGAAGCTTTGGATTTGGTTGCTGTGACATACACAGAAGATGGCATTTCTTATACAGCAAAATTTAGGTTTGAAACCCTAGATGATGAATACTTTAAGAGTGCCGAGAAATTCTACAAAAACATAATTTTCAACTGTCTAATAATTAAAAACTAAATAAAATGGCAATTCAAAACGCAACAGCAGTAACATTATCCATTGGTGGTGTAACAATGGCTCACGCTACATCTGCTTCATTATCAATAAGTAGAGATTTAAGAGATTCTACAACAAAATCAAGTTTAGGTTGGTCGGAAAGTTTAGCTGGTCTAATGTCTTGGGAAATGAGTGGAGATGCTTTCGTAGATATAACAGAAACGACTACAGGACTTGCAGCTTGCTTTGACTTTCTTGTAGGAGGAGCAGAGGTTGTTTTAGTATTTGCTGTAGATTCTATCACTTACACAGGTAACGCTTTAATTACAAGTGTATCAGCCGATGCAGGTGTAGAAGAAAACACTTCTTTCTCGGTATCTTTCACAGGTTCAGCAGCTTTAACTAAAGCATAGTAGGAATAGTAACAAATAAAAGGTAGATAGGATTATGAAAAAGGTAGAGTTAGGTGGTCAAGAGCGACCAATCAGATTTAGTTACTTGTGCTTAAAGGCAATTTGTAACAAGCTAGGGTTGAAGCTAAATGAGTTAAATTTATTAGGTTCTGAGATAGACCACATTGGTGTTATCGCTTACTTCGGATTAAAATACGGAGCTAAGAAAGAAGGTAAGAAGTTTGCTTATAAAATAGTTGACATCGAAGAGTGGCTTGACAACGAAGATTTCTCTAAGATTAATGAGATATTTGAAGCTTTCCAACTAGACCAACCCCAAGACGAGGGAAAGTAGTAGAGGGAGAGGAAGTAGACTCTGAAGGTGGTGATATAAATTGGGATAAACTTGAAGAAATTGGTTTAGGAATGTTGGGGTTATCTTACGAAGAATTGTACGGATTAACCCCTCGTTCTTTTAACAACAAACTTAAAGGTTTCAATAACCACCAAGAACAACAAAATCAAAACGGCTGGGAGCAAACTAGAACCTTAATGATGAGCGTTTTAATGCCACACACTAAGAAGAAGTTAAAAGCAACAGATGTTTTACCTCTCCCTTGGGACAATAAGCCTAAAAAGAAAATTAAACGAGCTTCAAAAGAGCAAATTGCTAAAGATGTCGCTCGGCATAAAAAAATACTACTTAAAAACAAAAAGTAATGCGCTCGATTAAAACCATCTCGATAATTGTAGCAGCCAACATTAAAGGGCTTGAGGCTGGAATGGGTAAGGCTAATAAGTCTTTAGCTAAGTTCGCATCTAACGCTGTTAGAGTAGGCTCTATGATGTCTTTTGGTGTTACAGCTCCTCTTGTAGCTTTAGGTAAATCAGCCTTTGATACGTTCTCTAAGTTTGAGAATGGAATGATGAAGGTTAAAACCGTTACAGGAGCTTCGGTTGGTGAGTTTAAAATGCTTACAGAAGAAGCTAAACGCCTTGGTGCTACTACTCAATTTACAGCATTACAAGTAGCCGACCTTCAATTAGTATTAGGTCGTAAAGGATTCGACCCTACTGCTATTAAGAATATGGAGCAATCTATATTGGACTTAGCTTTAGCTACAGGAGAGGATTTATCTATGGCTGCCGAGGTTACAGCAGCTTCCATAAACGCTTTTCAGTTAAAATCAAGCGATGCAGCTAGTGTGACAAATACACTTGCTTCCGCAGCAGCAAACTCATCAATACAACTTAGTACATTTAGTACAGCTTTTGGTCACGCAGGTGCATCAGCTAACGCTGTAGGAGTAGAGTTAGAGGAACTATCAGCGATGATGGGCGTTTTAATGGATAATGGTATTAAAGCTTCTAAAGCAGGTACAGGACTTCGTAAGATATTCTCAAAACTTCACCAAGAAGGTAGGAGTTTTACGGAAGTTTTAGATTTAGCCACTCAAGGTGAGTTAGGGTTAGAAAAAGCTATGAAAATAGCTGGGCTTACATCGGGTGGTCAACTACTTATCCTAGCTAAAAATAAAGATAAAGTAAAAGAACTTACTAACGAGTACAAGACTAACACAACTCGTTTAGATGAAATGGCTGAAGCAATGGGTAATACAGCCCACGCTAAGGTCTTAAAAATGCAATCTGCCATCGAGGGAATGAAGCTCGAAATGGGTGCTTTAATTTCCGATGCTCTATTACCTATTATACAATATGTAACTGAATTAGCTCAAAGTTTCTCGCATTTAGATGAATCTACTCAGAAAATGATTCTTAATATCGCTGCTATCGCTGCTGTAGCTGGACCTTTATTAATGATTATAGGTTTACTTTCTTCTTTAGCAGCAATAATATCAGGTCCAGTAGCTTTAGCTATCGCTGGTGTAGCAGCAGGGATATACTTAGTTATAAATATAATAGATAGATTTGTTCGACTGTTTTCGGCATTAGGTCAAGCTATAGGTGATAATATTGATGCTATCGCTGAGAGAATGTCTAATTTTGCTTCAAGGGTTAAAAACTTCTTTATTAAAGCTTTCACCGAGGCAGTCGCATTTATTGATAAATACGCTCAAAAAGTAGGTATTGATTGGTTTAAAGCTGATGGAGAGCCTGTTTTTGATGAACTAATACCTGATGACCAATTAAAGAAATTTGTAACTTGGAGTGATAGTGTAGAAAAATCAGAAAAACGAATAGATGGTTTAACAGCTTCAATGAAGGAGTGGATTAAAGCTAAACTCGGAATGGGTGGTGCTTCTGGTGGTTCTTCAGGCAGTCCAGAGGGTATGTTAGATTTAGACCCAACAAATATAGATGTAGACAATAAAGGTATACTTGATGATTATTTCGAGAACAAGCAGTACGAGATAATAGTAACCCCTAGAATGAAGTTTGATAGCTTTATGTCTGAGTTAGACGCTTCTTTAACTTCTGCTGCTAGTGCTGTTACTAAGTTTGCTGACAAATGGGGTGATTCTATTAATATGGGGTTAGATATAATTAACCAAGGTTTAGACAACCAAATGGTTAAGTTAGAAAATAACTACGCAAGAGATTCTGAACTTGTCGCCAATTCCTTAATGAACGATGAGGATAAAGCAACAGCTCAGAAAGCTATTGACGAGAAAATGGCTACCGATAAAGCTAAAATACTTCGGAAACAAGCTATAATGGCAAAGGCAGCAGCAATAATATCTGCTACAATTAACGGAGCAGAAGCCATAACTAAAGTAGCTGGTCAAGTAGGTATAGGAGCAATAGCAGCAGCCCCTATGATGGCAGCTTTAGTAGGAGCTCAAATAGCTATGATAGCCTCAGCACCTATACCAGCATTCGCTCAAGGTGGGTTAGTTACAGGTGCTACAATGGGATTAGTTG